AAATAATGTGGTCAGCTAACTTATCAACATAGTTTAATACGTCAAAGAAAGCTTCTCTTATATACAAATAACCTGCACCATTTGGTAATGTAATTACACTGTCTCCATCATAATTTTTACCCATAGGTGTTGCTTTGTACTTCTTTACAGCTAATGGCATAACCATTTCTTCTAATGCAGTTACAGTATCAATAGTGATAAACTTATAAGGTTTACCTGCTTCTTCTACTGCTTTACCAATTGCTAATAGTTCTTTCAAACTACTTGCTTTTACTTTTACTGCATCAACATAGTCAGTACCATTTTCCAAATCAATGATTAAATTACCATCTAAACCTGCAAAAGCTGTTGTTTTACCAGTCTTGGGTTTAGAGTAGATAACTAATCTTTTTGGATTCTGTCTTGTTGCACTTACCTTTTTAGTAGGCAATACTAATCCTTCACTCATTTTTACTTAATTAAATCATTTAACCATTTCTTATTACTTACTGGCTTCTGTAATAATATAGCAGCTAGATCTCTCACAGTTAAACTGCTTAAAGGAGCATCTAAATCTGGGTCCATTATTCCATCAAAGTCAGGAAATAATCCATCTGCTTCAGCCTTTGTAGTTTCAGTCTTCTTAGTTTCAGCCATTACTTTTGTCAATTCTGATACAGGAATTAAATACCTCACATGACCTTTGTCATTAGGTTCAGTAGTTTCATATTCCTCATCATAGAATGGATTATATTTCCATTTATACAATGTTCTTGTTGGGTCTTCAGACTCAAGAGTTATACTAGTAAACTCAGTATAAATATCTTTCTCTCTACATAATTCACTTTTGAAGAATCCCATGTATAAATCATCTTTACCATATGGTCTATAAGCACACTTTGGTATATATAAAGGATCATTTACACCTAATGCTTTAAATACCGGGCTATGATATTTTACCAAGTCTTCAGTCTTTTCTTTTCTGTTAAATCCACTAGTAACATTATTACTGTTGTCTTTTGTTGTTAACGCCATATATTAATTATTTGGTTTTAAGTTTTTTTTCTTGTTGAGCAGGAGTATTCATTTCTGATATACTCATCTTTTCAAATTCTGCCTTAAAGAAACTCATTCTTGTATCACCATTTCTACATTTAAGAAAGTGTAATACTAATACCCTATCATTATCTATGATATATCTATCAGGGCCATAGAATTTAATCTTTTGTTTAGCTGGTCTATTAATACCAACTACTGTATCTGCATGCTGTAATAAAGCATCAGCACCAAAGATATCTGATTCTAATACATAATTTCCATATTTACCATCCTCTGCTCTTTCAGGATTATCAATATTTCTATTTAACTGACTCAATATGATAAAAGCTATTGGGTACATTCTTTTAAGCTCAGTGAATGCCTCACCAAGATTGTTTAACATTTCATTCTTATCTCTTTCAGTCTGTGCTTTTTTAACAAGTACTGAGTGATCCAGTGACATTAGTGTCTTCTTATACTTTCTAACACCATTCTCATCAACAGTAGAGTGATATGACATATACTGATGAATAATACTCTTTAATTCATCTACAGTACATGGTTTTTCTACTACATCAATTGGATACTTGACTTTTTCTTTAGCATAATCATAGCATTTCTGTAAATCTTCTGGAGACAATGATCCATCAGCACTACATAAATATTTATATGACTTACCAATTATACTAGAATATTCTCTAATAGCAGAAGACCTAGCTAACATCTCAAATTGAAACTGTAAAACTCTAAAGTCTTCAGCAGGGTTTAGTTTAAAAGATTCTCTTACTATTTGTTCTACAATCAATGTCTTACCACTTGCTGGTCTTCCACCAATTACAGTAATAGTATTCCATTCAATACCATCAGTAGTTGCATCATTAAACTTAGGCCATGGAGTTCTAAGACTTTTAATGTCTCCTACCATTCTACCTTTTAAATAATGCAGTGACTCCTGAAAGCCTTCTTTCTGACTATTCCACCTGAGTTTTTCTTCTTTCTGTTTAAGAGACATACTAAATAACTTTTACTTTAACTCTATTAAAACTTGCATGCATAATGCTGATTATAACTTCTATGATAATAAAGTTTATCATACTTATATTAGTTATAAAAGCATTAGTAACAGTATAAGCAAATAGAGTTCCCACTATTGCAACAAGCAATAAGGATAACTTTGTTTTACGCATTTATACAACTTTTTCTTTAAAATGTGTTTGTGACGGATCATCAGATCCATTTAAGAGCATATCACAGTAATTAGCTAACTCTGAGTCATATGTTTTATCTGACCCTTGCTTTCTAATAAAGTACTGTGATGTTCTCATATACTTAAATCCTGATGTTTCATACTCATCTACATATAGTCTTGTAGCATCTAACACAGTTTCCCAAGTATAATTATGAGATTCAAAAAACCACCTAAAATTATTCTCTAAATTCTTCTTATCTGACCTGGCATACTTACCACTTGGAAGCTTAAATTTAGGAAAAATATCTAAATAAGTCTCAATATTTTCCATAAAATTTTCACCCATTACTTTAGAATTAGTCTTTTTCTTACTAGTCTTAAAGAATGAATCAATTTCTTGTAGCAATAATACTGACTTACCTGATAAGTTCATATCATATTCAAGCCAACTACTTGTCTGTAAGCGTTTTACCTCTAATGAGTCATTAACAAAATCATTGGTTTTAATCTTGTTTTTAATACAAAAAAGAATATAGAGCTGATTTGGACTTAAGTTATTTTTAATTAAAATATTAAATATTTCATCCATGTTTTACCATTTTATGTCAAAGTTATAACTCTTTTTTGTAACATCAGATACATTGTTGAAAACATCTTTACAATCCCATTCTTTTAATGCTGAATAAGCAGCTGATGCAGGGTGAGAAGCAAAGAATTTATGGTTATTATCATTAAGATAAACCACATTCTCCTCTGCTTTCTTACCTAAGAACACATAAGATAATCCAGGATTATATACACTCAAGTAGTCTAATAAATAAGCCATTAAAGGTTGCCATAAATCAAAATGAGAACCTGGTTTACCAATAGTACAAGTAAATGCACTATTAAGCATAAGAATACCCTGATTACTCCATCTTTTTAAATCAACATCAGTTGATATTAACTTACCAGAGTAATAATCATCTTTATATACAGTTCTATTAACTGCATCAAGAATATATCTTAAACTAGGTAAAGCTTTATGTACTAAACTACAAGAGAATGATATACCATCAGCTTGATTAATTCCAGGATATGGCTATCCCATTTTTCTCATGTTTCCATGAGGATCGGACTATATCATCACTTATCTTTATCATAAGTGGAGGATGCTCTGGGCTCACCTTAGTGTCCCTAGTCTCTGAACCTTCCCTGATCTTCCCCAGGGCTCGGCTGCTGATTGGCATAGGCGGACTGCCCTTAGCTTTCCAGCAATTCTTCCTCTTTACCCAGGACCCATTTATATGCTAAACAATCTATTTTATAAGGTTCAATAATATCTAAAAACTTTTGACAATCATATGTACTTATTCTAATAATATTTGAATAAGTCATTCTTGCACAGTTTACATTCCATTTAGATTTAATTATATCAATAAGAAAATCAACGTCATCACCTAAAAAAGACTGAGTATTTAACTCAATATGTGGTGATCTTTTTTTTCTTCTTGAAATATTTCCATCATCCATGTACCAAATTGCTAATGCAAATTCATCCATCATACATATATCATCTTTATTTATTTCTTTAATTGTGTTATAATAAAGACTTCTATATTCTGAAAAAATTGGATGCGTTTTACTTTTAAAATGATAACTAGTGCATTCTCCTGTTTTATATCTACTTGACTTAGCAATTCTTTTATTAATTGCACCTGAAAGTAAATAATTTTCAAGAAAAGCATGTTTCCATTCTAAATAAGCTTTTTGTTTATGTCCATGACCAAAAGTCATTCTATAGTTTTTACTTTTTTCCTCTTTTTTAGGAATTGACCCATCTCCAAGTAGAGAACCTCTAATAAATTGTTGTAACACATTCAATTTACTAATTGGAATTTCAATATATTTTGTATTTTTCATATACAAATATATACTTTATTGTCCAATTATGCAAATTAATTGCCGTTTAATCCTGCCCCACTATAACAACTTTTAAATCATCATAAGGTGTTTCCTCAAATGCTCTAAACAAGTATTTTAATGATGGTGTAAATCTTTTATCTTCCTGAGTATCTTTAATTAATGCCTGTAATATATTATCAAAGTCATTACTAAATATAAATCCCCTTAAAACTCTGGACCAACCAGATTCAACTAGTTTTGCAGATAGCTTTTCTTTTATTTCATTTATGTTTATATTTGTTGTCATACTAATTTTATATATACCAATTATGGCAATTAAAGTAAAAGAATTAAAGGATGATGCTTTATTAAGCATTGATGTAAACAAATCATTTTACCTGATGGCAAAAAATACTTTGTATTACTTATTTACTCAAATTCAAAGTGAGAACCCAGAAGGAGTAGAAAAAGCATTAGAAACAATCAAAGCTGGTGATTATTCTAAAATGAATGCAGTTGAGCAAGCTTTTTTTACAAATACTTTACTGGTTTCTGAAATTGAAAGAGTATCAATTGAGAAAAATCTTTTTGATGAAAAAGAAGTGTTAGAACCAACTGATGAAGGTTATGTTGAACCTACGCTAGGTTAATATTGTAATTTAATCCAATTTCAATACATGCTTGAACAGCTTGAGATAACTCATCACTTGAACATTCTGCAAATGATTTGCACATCTCAAGTTGTTTACCTTCATCATTAACAACAAAGCATAAACCTGCCTGCTCTTTAACTAGCTTTTTCATTTCATCAAAAGTATAACCAGATTCTTTAGCCATTTCTCTGATACAAGCATGTATCTTTGATATCTGTGCATAAGAACCTGCTTTACCTTGAATGCTTATAAACATTTCCAATTCTTCACCTTCTTTGATGCTTTCTACAAAGTTTTTGTATGCTACACCATCTTTATCTGACTTGTATGTCAGTTTTCCCTCTTTTTTAACAAATTTTGCGCTGAACATAATATTTAAATTTTATAGGTTTAAACTTATAATGGTATTTTACTCCATTTTTTAAATAAATTAATTAACAGACTGACATCATCTATATCAGTCATAGCAACACCCCATGAGTGTTCATATACTTTCCACTGTTTATTTACAGTTGCATCACTTTCACATGAGATAAGAATCACATCATCATTGATTTCATAGCTGTAATAGTAATAATCATCTTTATTACCTGATTCTTCTTTAGTAACAAGTACTTTAACAAAATCATTCTCAATTAATTCATCTTCTGTCATTTTTTGTCTTTTTTATTGTTTTCAAATAATTTTTCAAGGTAATCTTCAGCCTCCATTGCTGTACTAAACAATATTATAAAGCCATCATTATCTTTTACATATTTCCAAAAACTAAATAAGCTTTTTTTAATCTGTACAAAATACCCACCATATGAGTACTGTGACTTTACAATTCTAAATCTTTTTTCCATAATATATCTACTGACCAAAGTGATTAATCAAATTCTGGATTCTTATAAAATCCATCTTTTACTTTTTGCTCTACATTCATTCTATGTAGCTTTCTGTGATTGTGTTTCTTAATAATCATACTGTTATTTTCAGGTACTTTTCTAATCATTCTTGCTCTTCTCATTTTACTAGCTTTATTTCTTACTGTTTTATTAGCCCATTTTAACATGAGTGTTGTCTTATAAATATCTTCCATAAATAATTTTAAGGCTAAAATAAGAATAATTACTTAATTTTGACGGTTATATTAAACCCCTTTTGTGTGCTATATATCTAGCATGTGCATCAGCTCTACTGTATTCAAAGTGTAAACCAATTGTAAACCACATAAATAAAAACCTTACTTGCACATAGTATTCAAAGTCTACATAATTAGCAACTACTCTTATCTTTTTACTGTACTTATACTCTGTTGGGTAATGCTTCATTTTATTCACAAATTGTAATGTATCTTGTTGATCCATCATATACATAATTATAGGTTTTACATTCACCTTTCCATGTCTCTGTTTTCATTGTATACTCCCATTGATCATTAGCCCAATGTTGATGCAAGTTATAACAGTCACATTTTTTCTTTTTACAACTAAACAATAAACCTAAAATAAATAAATATCTCATTTCTCATCAACTAGCATCTGTACCATAACTATATGTAATGTAACATCATCATCACATTTTTCACATCTATAATTAGCTCTAGATCTTATGTACCAACCTGCATTACAACATACAGTTTTGATATCACTTGTTACTACTTTCTTGTTCTTCTTGCTCATCTTGATGTTTTTTAGCTATATAGTCTGCTAAGTTGATATCTAATGGGATATCATCTACATGACCATACTGATTTATTAAATCAATATAGACTTCTTTTATTTTTCCCATAACTAGTTTAGTTTTTTAAGTACGTAATCAAGTACAGTAGTGAATCCTGTGGGATTATAATAATCCGGTTCCCTTCTTCTTTTTACATAAGGATAAACATTATCACTTAGCCATTTTCTGTAATTAGATTTAACTACTGCTTCTACTTTAGGATCACTTGTAATGGTTAGTACATGTAAGATTGACCCATGGTCTTTACAAAGTATTTTAGATATTTCAATTATAGTGTAGTCTTTAGCTAACAAGTTTTCTGCAACTAGTTTACGCATCTCAACTATATAACTGTTTTTTCTTTTTCTGATTTTATTAAAATACTCATACAATGGTAAGGCATCAACTAATCTTTTTAACTCAGAATCTAATGACTCAATTCTTTGATGTAGAGTCATTTGAGAAAAACCTATTCCTTTTTTAATAGGTGCTTTAACCCGCTTTACCATATCATACCAATTCTAATTCTTCTTCTATTATTTCTACAGCAACATCTTCTTGCTTAACCATATCTTCAGGTAAGAATCTTTTAGCATCATAGTATTCATATGGAAAACAACCACTCAAATTAACTTCTTCTAAATCAAAACCTAATGTATTTGCCTGTATACCCATTTTAACTGCTCTTACAACAGTATATACATTACCTTTCTTAATCCATTGATTTGTAGGTATCTTGTCAGGCTTATTGCTGTCATTAACACAAACTACTCGCATTTAACTCAACTTTTAAGTTTAACTCTTCAAGTGACATAAGTATTTCATACATGTCATCAAATGAACCTGACTTGATATCATATGAACCTTTACTGTCAACAATCATTGCACACTGTTCTGCCTGATCAGGAGAATGTTTGCACACTTTTATAAGACAAGCCATAACATATAAGAAGTCATGACTGTTATCATTATAAAGTGTTATTTTATGTGTCTTTTCCAAAACCATGATATTTATTATCTAAATTAGTTATTATTTTGGTCAGTTCCAATTATTATTGTGTTACCTAATACATTCATTGACTGTACAATATCATTGTAACCTTTACCATATGGGTCAACATAATTCTTAAAAGGTTTAAAATAACCTTTCTTAATTAAGTTTTTAATTCTAACTATTAACACTTCCATTCTTTCTTTATTCTCAGGTAATAAAGCTTCTAAATCAAATAATGCAGACTCAATTTTAGCCAGAAACAAATTTATCCTGGTATTAAATGCATCTTTTATATAGATTTTATTACTATAATCATCAAATAAGTCAAGTAATGTAGCTAATGTTTTAGAATCAGTATTACCAAATACAGCCATAGGACCTTCAATAAATTTATCTGACCATTCCCACCACTCAAGTAAGTCTATTTTAAGGTTAAACTTAAATCTTTTATCTTCAACTACTTCATCAATATCATATAGAGCACTAGATATTTTTACAGCTGCTCTAATGAACTTGATATTATCTGGATCATATTCTGCCATATCTATTTCTTTTTAAACTGTTCAAACCATTCTTTAAATAAATCTTTACCCCAGTACTTAGTTGCTTTACCCTGATACTTATAATAAAATATTGCATAATCTCTCATATCTTCTTCACTATACATTCTTTCAGCTTGCCATTTAGCTCCTTCTTTCATTCCTGATAAAAATGCCGCTTTAGCAGTATCAATCACTAATTGACCTTTGACATCAGCATCTTTTGAAATAAAAATACCATATTTGTCTTTCTGCAATCTTTTAGCAGCTTCTTCTAATGTTTCCATCTTATTCTGATTTAAAAGTTAATCCATTCTTTTTCTTAAAATAAATGCCATTATACCAATAATTAAAAAAGGTAATGCTATACCCCAATTTTCTGGGTGAAATCCTATTTCCATATTATTCTGGTTTAACAGCTAATTCTAAAAAATACTCACTTATGCCTAAAGAAAGCATGTTATTTTCAATCGGATCACCCATAAAATCAGAGACTTCCTGTAACTCTTTTTCAGTAATGTACCATTTAAAAACAAACTCACATGACACATCATATATTCTTAACTGAAATTCTTTAATAGATTTATACTCTCCTTTTTCACCATCTGGATTACTCCAAAAGTTAAAAAACTCTACTATTTTATTTACAATTTCTGGTGCCTTTTCTTCTTCCATCTTATTCTGATTTACATCTTATATACATTGCAATTACAAATAATACCACAACAAATATTGTCAGTATTTCTTCTAATTTTTCCATCTTATTTATTTATTGAATTCCACAATTTCATAACTATAACTATACCTAATAGTATAAACATCAGTTCCATCTTATTCTGATTTAAAGGTTATCAATTTCTTGTTTAACTTCTTGCCAATACTCACTTGCTTCTTCATTACATCCATAATAAGTATTATTACTTGGAAATGTACAACCACTTTTTAATATCTCATCAACACATAATAAAGCACATTTTTTAGAATCAAGCATTAAAAAATGTTTATTTTCATAATTAAATTTATTTACTAACTCTTCAGCTTTTTCTTTTGGTGTCATAACTTAATATTAAAATCTTTCCACTCAATTTTACTCTGATCAAATCCTGATAATGCTTCAGTAACCCACTTCTCATCTATAGTATCCATGTAACATAAGATATGTATTACTGCTGTTTCATCTACAGATAGTCTTAAACATCTACCAATACGTTGACTTGACTTACGTTCATTACCATATGCATGTAAAATTATACACTGTTTAAGATTAGGTATATTAATACCCTCACTTAATTGTAATACACAAGATAGTTTAGTAATTTGACCTGACTTGAACATTTCTAGATTCTCATTAGACTCAGGATTATTACTATGGTAACTGTATGTACATAATTCATCTGCCTGATCTTGAGTATTAGCAAATATAATACACTTAGAACTTATTGACTGACTTAATAGTTTAGTGTATTTTTCTTTACTTGGGAACTCCATCATAGCTTTCATTCTCATTACTCTTGAGATTTGCTGCTCTTTGCCTGGACGGGATGTTTCTATCCTATTGCACCAATACTGATAATTAGCATATTCTGTAGTAAAGAATTGTTTATGCTTACTACCAGCTTTAACATTCTTATTAACATCATCTAACTTAATCTGATGCACTATGATTCTATAATCATTTAAGATATTATCATTGATAGCATCATCAGTTAAATATTCATAGCATATAGGATAAAACTCTTGCATCATCTCACCTTTCTCACTATTTACCATTTTAGGAGGAGTACCGGTAAGTCCTAAGATCTTACCGTCATACTCATCTAAAAATTCTCTATGTGACGGGAGCAATGAATGTGCTTCATCAAAGTATATCATGTCAAACTCTCTTGGGTCTAGTTTATTTAAACTTAAGTAAGTAGTAAACTGTACATTGTCAAGTAAATGTGACTTGTTAAACTTAATAGCTTCAGTTCTCCATGAAGTAAAAATACTAAGCTTTGGAGCTACTATAAGTACATTCATTAATGGAGTCATATTCTTTTCCATATGCATAAGACCAACTAAAGTCTTACCAGTACCAGTAGCAAGTGATAAACCACATTTTTTTCTCTTATTAGTAGCATCAAGTGCTGCCTGTTGTATTTCTTCTCTTGTCATATTAAATTAAGTTGAATACCTTTTTTTGTATAAATTCATTAGCAGAAGATGGATCTGACATAACTTTAATTGTTTTGATATGCTTATCAATATTCTTTAAAGTTTCTTTATGATCATATGATTCATATGCTTGAATAAACACATTTAAAAATTGTTTTTTAACCCATCTGTCAGCAACACCAATTTTAATAAATAAATCACTAAAAGCTTTACACATTTCTTTAGCTTTTGGATTGTTAATTTTAAACTCTCCATTTTTAATTTTAGCACTTGAAGTTGCAATAGCATTATATGTGTTTGTATTATTACAAATTGATGCAATCATAAGAGCTTCTAAATGATATAGACCCATGTATTCTTGCAAAGTAGCATAATCAGGATTACAATATGAAAATGCATGAATATAATCTTTTAACAACCATGCTTTAGATGAATTATTATAACAAGCCATTGTTTCAACAAGATCTTCTTTGCTAATTATTTCAATATATTCATATCTTACTGGAATACCTTCTCTTCTACAACAGTCTAATAAATGATCACCATCTATTACATATGTTAAATTTGTTCCAGTAAAAAAATCTACTTTACAACATATAACTTGTCTAGTGTTACCTTTTTTACGGACACTTTCTACTAAATCTTGTGTATGCTTAGATCCTGTTGGTCTTTGCATAGGTAATCTGTTAAACATATTATAATTTGTAGTAACAGATATTTTAATAAAATCATTTTTGTTTTCTTTCATCTTTTCAGTCTTTTAATTTCAGTAATTTTTTATTTTAACCAGCCCATTGTTCTAGCTTCAGCTGGGTTATTGTGAATATAATCATGGCAGTTACGGCATGTAACCAACCAGGTGCTTTGAACTAAATAGAATGCATCTCTATTAGATCCTGCAAATGTATGGTGAATATCTGTACCCATATTAGTACAACCACCAACTTTTACTTGACATAATGGAAACTTTTCCATGTGCTTAGCTCTTAGTTGTAGATACTCAGCATCAAGTTTCTTTCTCTTTGCTGATACTTGAGGTATAACCTTATGATCAGGATCTTTAGATTGTATTTTACCCCAACAGTTCTTGCAATACTTATTGCCTTCAAAATTCTTCCAAATATACTGCTCAGAATCACACCCTGAGCAGTACTTTTTTTTCTTTTCCATTTATTTATCAGTTTTACTTTCTAAACAAAATTGACAACATGGTTTATTATCTAAAACAAGAATGCCTAAATATTTTTTGCAATAAAAACATAACTCTACAGTAATCATTATTTAGCATTTTTTAATCTTGGTAAAGTATTCATGTCTCTTTTTAAGTCATGAAAGTTTTTAGGTAATATACCCTCAGTAATAAATAAACCTATTACCTGATCTTTAGTAATACCTAAATCCTTGAAAGTTAATGTGTTTTTAAATTCCACATCTGTTTCTTCAGTTTCTATAAAGAATTGTGTTAGTGGACTTTCAGGAAACAATGTCTTGAATATAAAATTACTATAAGCATTAGTTAACTTTTGC